GGAATGAAAAACAATAGCGAAGATATGAAGTCTCCGTCATCAAGTGTGGCCAAGAAATTCTTGAAGTACGTCACTGATGCATTTAAATCGGATACAGATACTACCGATGGATTTAACTCAGTGGTAAATAGCGCTCTTAGTACAGCTAAAAGAACATTTAATGATTATAATTCAAAATTCAAAGACGCCGGTTCATCATTAGCCAAGAACCTTGCTAGTGGCATGAGATCTAATTCTAAAGATTTTAGTACGGCTGGCGCTAATGCAGCTATAGGATTTATGAGTGGGGCGAAGAACAAGAGCTCAGATGTATACTCGACGGGTGTTTCATTGGGTAATCAATTGCTTAAGGGAATGAAGAGTAAAAAATCTCTTGACGAGCATTCGCCTTCCAAGAAAACCAATAAGATTGGTGCTTATGCTGGAGAAGGACTTGTTAAAGGTGTCAAATCTAAAGCTGGAGATGTTGAGCTTGCGGGAATTAATATGGGACGAGGAGCTTTGCTAGGCGCTGGAAAAGGAATAAAAGACGGCGCTAAGAAAGCTCAAAAAACAGTTACAGGATATGTCAAGGGAATTAAGAAATCCATTAGTAAATCGGTTGGAAATAAAGACGTTGATGGCGTCATGAAGACCGTAAATGGTATTCTTAATGCAGGCAACAGTACGTTTTCAGACCAAATGGATAAAACGACAAAAGACATTATCAAAAATGCTAACAAAACTGGAGCTGGCGTAACTAGTGCATATGATAGCACTTCTAAGAAAATTACAGGTAGGTCTAAGAAGAACAGCAAGAAAGCAAAGATCAAGATGACCAAAATCATAAAGGTCGCTTATCAGTTTGGAAAGACTTTCGACAAAGCTGTAAGCTCGTTTAATAAAACTCCTTATGAGACGATTACTAAAATCTCTAAGAGTTTAGGAAAAGAGCTTCTCAAGACAACGCCTAAGCTTAAGACGCTTAGCAAAGCTACTAAAACTGCCGAAAAAACTATCAAGAATTTTGCTATTGCACTGTATAAGGAATCGGATCAGTATAAGGAAGACACTAAGTCCGTTAAGCAGCATGAGGCAGCTTTAAAGAAGCTCCTTAAAACTCAAGACCGTTTAAAGAAGGGCCTTAGTGCTTCAGGCAAAAAGATTAGCAAAAAGAATCTCAATTCGGCTATTAAGGAAAATAACACTGCTATTAAAAATGCTGTGAAACAGCTGAAAGATGATCAAAAGACGATCCAGTCCAACATTAACTCGACGTTCAAAGAATACAGGAACAATATCATTAATTCGATAAAGGAATATACTAAGTTTACGAATATTGCATTCGATAACTCTAGGAACATATTCTCCGAATTCTCTGATTCTATGGACGATGAGATGAGTACAGTTCTTAAGAACATGGAAAGTCAGGTTGATGGTTATCAGGAGATGAAGGATAACCTTGCGAAATTATCCAAGAATGGTCTTAGTAAGGGACTTATTGATACTCTTAAAGGTATGGGAGAATCCGGTTATGCATACATAAAATTATTTGCAAATGCTTCAAAAGAAGAAATCGACAGAGCGAACAAAGCGTATGCAGAAGCTAGTAAACAAACGAAAGAAGATATTATAGCTTCTTATAAGCAGACTTATCAAGATGCTGTTAAGTGGAAGAATTCTATTAAGAAGATGCTTAATCAGGGTTGGGATATTCGCCTTGTTCAGGAATTGGTTGATGAAGGGCCTGGAAACCTGAGTAAAGTATTGGAAATGCTTACCTTTTCAGCTGAAGAACGTAAAGAAATTAATGACGTATATGTTAAGAATCTCAAGCTTCAGAAATCTGGAGCTAATGATATTATCAAGTCGTTTGCTTTGAAGAAAGAAAAAGAAGCTGCAAAGAAGAAAGCGAAGAAATCCGTTAAGAAAACAGCTAAAGAAGTCAAGAAAGATGTAAAAGAAATTCCAAATGCTGTTTCTGAAGCAGCTAAGGAAATGGAGAAAAATCTCAAGAAGATAAACAACGATTGGGACGATGCAAAGAAGAAAATCGAAGATACGGCAAAGTCTATGACGGAATCCGTAAAGAGCAGTCTCGATAGCTTCACGTCGTTTGTTAATTTCGACATTTCAAGTTCTACAGATTACTTTACGAGATACGATGAAGTAGTAAACGATCTCGGTAATGACACCATCATTGATCGTATGTGGTCACAGGTTAATGCCGAAAAGAGAGTAATCGAAGGTCTTGAAGAACTAAAGAATATGAGATTTGCAGACGGATTACTGGATTATCTTAAGAGTCTAGGGACGCAAGCAATACCGTATATCGAAGGATTCAAGCTTGCAACTAGTGAACAAATTACAGAAGTAAATAATCTATTTGCTGAAAAAATGCAAATGACAAAAGATTCGGTAAAGCAACAAGCCAGAGATAATGTCGAAGCTGTTAAGAAATGGGAAGCTGAAATACTTGACCTTGCTAAATCGCTAGATCCTAGATTGTTAAAAGAACTAGTCGATCAGGGAATGAGCGCAGCTGATCTTGTTGATGTATATTACAGCATGACGCCTGCTGAAAGAAAAGAAATGAACGATCTGTATGTCGAAAAATTGTCAATAAATGAAGAAGTAGCAAAAACAGTATCCGACTCATACAAAGAAGCAGGTTTAGGTGCTGTTAATTCTATGTATCAGGGAATGATCGATGCAGCTACAGGTAAGGATGTGTCTTCTAAGAAAGGCTCGTCCAGAAATCTTAAAGGGTCAGCAGCTACAAAAACGGTTAATGCGGTAGCTAAGTCGTTCGACGAGGCACTTAAAAAAGATACGTCATTCAAGTCTTCAGGTAAGAAAGCTGGAAACCAGTTCAAAGCTGGAATTGACTCAGCTTCCGAAGGGGTTGCAAAGTCTGCAAAGCAATCAGCCAAGAAGGCTTGTACAACCTTTACGAATTACGCAGAAACAAACTTCAAGAAAGCTTTTAAATCTGCCGGAACATCTCTTGGTTATTGTTTTGCTTTAGGTCTTGCTGCAACAACTGTGTTAACAGCTGTAGAATCTTCTTGTAAATCAGTGGTAGATAAAGCTTTATCTTCGTTTTCAAAAGGCAGCGACAAAGCATCTTCTAAAGGAAGTGCACTTGGTAATTCATTTGCTCGAGGCATTAGAGGAGCTATACCATCAGCTGTTAGTGCTGCTCAGGAATTGGTTGATGCTGTGAACGCAGTACTATCTAAAATACAGATGCCTAGTTTAAGTGTCGGTGCTAACACTTCGAATCTGTCGTCAATGGTTAGTAGCGGAGTGACATCGGGATCTTCTGTAGCAGGAGCTAGTGCTGGTTTAGCAGCTTCTATAGCTAGTGGAATAGCCGGAAGTGTGTTCGGAAAAGGTAGCGGTCTTAGCAAAGCTTTGGCGGAATTACGGAATAGCGGAAGGGGTAAAACTGGTCGCGCTCTAAAAGGATCGAGTACCAATGTAACTAACAACTATACATTCAACCAGACTAATAATTCGCCTGTAGCATTATCTAATAAAGAGATATATCGACAGACAAAGAACCAGTTTAGTCAATTAAAGGGGGCTCTTAAATGATAAAGAAAGTAATCGTTACTAATTATTTAGGGGAATCCCTAGAAATGGAACTAGCTAGGCCTGAGGTTTCGGGTCTAGCTATAACAGACATCGAAGGTTTAGGGCCAGTTAAGGCAACTATCAACACTAGTGAGATAGCGACCGGAGATGGAGCATTATATAATAGTGCTAAACTTGAAACTAGAAATATAGTTATGACTCTGGATTTTAGATTCGGAACAGATATCGAAACCATTAGGCATACTACATATAAGTATTTCCCTATCAAGAGATACCTCACGTTGACATTCGTAACGGATCAGAGATCTCTTGATGCTTTCGGTTACGTCGAGTCGAATGAGCCTGAAATATTCCAGGCTCATGAAACTACTCAAATCTCCGTAATTTGTCCAACTAATGGAAAGACGCTTACATTATTTAGTGGTGTCAATCCTAAATTTGAATTTCCATTTGAAAACAATTCGTTAACCGAAAAGCTAATAAACTTCGGAGACATCGTACATATGTATGAGAATGTAGTAACGTACAAAGGAGATGCTTCAGTAGGTATAACAATAACAATTCATGCGCTAGATACAGTAAAAGACATTGTGATCTATAACGCTAGAACTCGTGAAGTTATGAGGATAAATACTGACTTTATACAGACCCTAACTGGTCAAGCATATGGCGCTGGTGATGATATAATTATCAACACTAAGCGAGGAGAAAAGTCAGTTACATTACTGAGAGCCGGCTTAACGACCAACATTCTAAACTGCTTAGGTAAAGGATCGAGCTGGTTCCAGCTGTCGAAAGGAGATAATATCTTCATTTACAATGCTACAGAAGGAGCAATGAGTATTCAGTTCAAGATTGAAAACGATACGATATACGAAGGAGTATAACTTATGGAAGGTGATTAATTTGAGGAGGTAAGCAATGGAAGCTACAATATTAAACTCAAGGTTTGAAAAAGTAGCCATTATTGACAGGTTCAAGTCCTTCATTTGGACTGATAGATATCAAGAGAACGGGGACTTTGAACTCTACCTCACTTTGGACATGGATGGAGTGTTTCCTTATCTAATCAATGACTACTATCTTCAAAATGATGACTCAGTTCACATGATGATTATTCAGGGAATGCTCCTTGAAACAAATGCTACAGATGGACCAACAATTAAAGTTATAGGCTACTCTCTTGAGAGCTTGCTGAAGCGTAGAATAATATGGGACAATACTCCACTTGGCGGAAATTTCCAAGATGGAATAGAGAAGCTTATAAATGACGCTATTATAGCACCGTCAAAATCGGAAAGAAAGATTCCTAACTTTGTATTCAAGAAAAGTACGGACAGTAGAATAACTGCCCTTACAATCGACGCCAAGTATGAGCAGCATGAAAACTTATATGAGGCAATAAAC